CAAAGCCCCCCGGCTAATGGACAGGAGAGACGGAGAAGAGGAGCCTATTGTTATTTACGCAGACGAACTGGAAGATAACGATGATATTCTGTTCGACAATAAAGACGAAATATTTACTATTCACGAATTATAATATGGATTATGCAGGAGTTAGCGAGACGTCAACAAATACAGTTGCACAAACATCGCAAAAACAAAAAGATTGGTTGAGTCTTACTCCAGAAATGGCAGAAGCGTTTAAGCTAATCGAAGAAACAAATGAGTGCTTGTATATTACAGGCAAAGCTGGAACTGGCAAAACCACATTCCTTAAATTCATAGTAAAACATACCAACAAACAATTGGCTGTCACAGCCCCAACTGGTATTGCAGCTATTAACGCTGGAGGCGTTACCTTACATAGTTTATTTGGCATTCCATTTGGCGTACAAGACCCTAACGCTCCTATGCGTGGCAACATGAAGCAGTCAAAGATTGAACTCTTTAAGCGTCTTGACACATTAATTATCGACGAAATAAGTATGGTACGCCCAGATGTGTTAGACTACATTGATAAGAAGTTAAAACTCTACCGCATGACCAACAGACCATTTGGCGGTGTACAAATCATCATGTTTGGAGACCTTTATCAATTGCCTCCAGTAGTCAAGTCAGACGAAAAGAATATACTATTACAAATGTATCGAGGTATTTATTTTTTCTATGCACACGTTTGGCTAAGTGAAGGCTTCCGAATGGTAGAACTAACAAATGTATTCAGACAACATGACGAGCGTTTTGTGGAGATTCTTAACAATATTCGTAGCTATAAACTGTTCAACAGAGACATAGAGGACTTAGATAAGGTGCGTGACCGTAGAGAAAGTCAAAACTATAGCAATAACCACGTACACATCTGCGCATTAAGACGAGACGTTGATAAGATTAACCAACAAATGCTCGGAACTGCAACCCACCTGTTTGTAGCTAAGGTTGAAGGCACTTTTGCACAAGGGTCAATGCCATGCGACCAGACACTATACCTCAGAATAGGCGCAAGAGTAATGATGTTAACTAATGACAGGGGAAGACAATATTACAATGGCTCTTTAGGCGTAGTTACAGGCATCTCAGATAATGATATAACCGTTCGCCTTGATACTGGTATCACTGTCGTAGTTGAGAAATTTGAATGGGTGTCCAAAGAATATGAGATGAAGAATGGCAAGGTGGTTGAAAAAGAAACAGGTAAATGCACCCAGTTCCCAATATCTTTAGCATGGGCAATCACTATTCATAAGAGCCAAGGTCTTACATTTGATAAGATAGTCGTTCATACCAAATACTCATTCAGTCCTGGAATGCTCTATGTAGCACTTTCACGCTGTACATCACTGGAAGGTATCATATCAGAAACCTTTATCGATAAAAAACTTATCATTCCAGATAATCAATTGATCGCCTTTGATAGGGCTTGTGCCGCACATAACGGTAAGTTTAATCGAGAAACTTATAGAAGTATGAATTTAAAATAATTAGCAGCTATGAAAAAGTACGCAGGAACCAAAATTGTTCAAGCCGAACCAATGATGCTTGGTGAGTATATAAATAACTGTATAGGCGACCACATATACAATCCGTACCTCACCAGTCCTGAACAACACTTATTGGACGAGTCGGGTTATCGTGTAGTTCATGAAGACGGTCAAACACTGTGGTCTTCAGCAAAAGTATTCGAGAAAGTTTATAAGCCCATTGAAACATTTATTGAGCGTCTTGAAATAGAATACAACGAACTCTATGATAAATTTAACAAATTACAGAACTTTATAAATAGTGATGCGTTTGAAAAGCTGGACAATGAGAACCGAAATTTGTTGAACTATCAAGAATGTATAATGGCTGAATACTACTCTATACTTTGTAAAAGACTCGAACTTGCAAAACAGAATACCCATGAAAGCAATTAAAATTAAACATATCAAAAGTACAAAGCCAGTCAGCGTAGTTGACTGCTTTGTAGATGGAGGATACAGAAAAGGTGCACACGGGTCTCTTCCTGACGTAGACCAAGACTTCCAGAGTGATAAGCGTCAAGAAGTCAAAGAGTATTACGAACGTCGCTACAATCATAATGGCAAGCAACGTGTATTCTCAGCAGGTACATTTACAACATTGAAAGTGAAAGCGGTTATCAAAGACGTTGCTCGTACAATGCGAATTGCACCATCACTTGTCAATTATCTCACAGCCATATTTGAGGATGATAAAATGGACTACACTGGAATATTTAAGCTCGCCTCAGAGAACAGGAAGGTAGCTAAGTTCATTCACGATTATCCAATGTTGTTTGAAAACATACGCACACTTATGTCACAGCCTCGTTCAAGTTCAATACACGCTTCTGCATTGCTTGTAACACCAGACTCGATGGATGGAGAGGATATGGAATGTTTCGACTATGTGCCTATCAAGAAAGTGGACGGCGTGCTTGTATCAGAAGATGATGGCTATAGCTTAGATGAGCTTGGATTGCTAAAGAACGACTGTCTTGCAACAAAAGAGTTATCAAAACTTCATGAAACAATTGACCTGGTGAACGCTAACTATGGAACAAGCGTTAATATGGAAGAAATTGTGCGTGGTAATATGGATGACCCAAAAGTATATGAGCTGTTGAAACAAGGGTTTACTCAAAACGTATTCCAGTTCTCTTCTACGGGTATGACAAAGTTCTTGGTAAGCATGAAACCAAACAATATTCATGACTTGATTGCAGCTAACGCATTATTCCGTCCAGCTACTCTTGATTCAGGCTCTACTGACACCTATGTGAATTGTAAAACTGGATATATTGCTCCAACCTACTTATGGGGAACCTACAATGCAATGAAAGACACTTTCGGTGTACTTTGCTACCAGGAACAACTTGCTCAGATTTCACGAGAGGTAGGTGGATTATCATTGGCAGAGGGGGTAAAACTCGTAAAGTTTATCTCTAAGAAGAAGCAGGATAAGATTGACGCCATGAAAGATAAGTTTATGAGCGGTGCCCAAGCCAACGGATGTCCTATTGAAGACGCAAAGAAGATATGGGAGATGTTTGAGGTTGCTGGAGGATATTGCTTCAACAAATCACACAGTACCGCTTATGCCGCAACCGCTTATGTAGGAGCATGGTTAAAAGCTAACTACCCTACTGCATTCTATACAGTCGCTCTCCAGTGGGCAGATGATAAGGAACTATTACCTATTATGTCAGAAATGAGCGCATGTAGTGTAGCTAAGGTGGTTTCTCCAGACATCAACAAGAGTGGTATGAGTTTCTATACAGACTACCAAACCAACTCTATATTCTGGTCACTATCAAAAATAAAAATGCTCGGTGTTAAAGCAGTAGATTGGATTATCAATGAGCGCAACAAGAACGGTGAATTTACTGGTGTGATTAACTTCATCGAGCGAGTATTCAAATACAAGTTAAAGAAGTATGAATACTGGGACGATCCAGATAACGAAGATGAAGCCACACGCTGTCCAGTCAATGCTCGCCATGTACTAAATCTTATATTAGCGGGTTGCTTCGATAACGTAGAACATGCAGGCTCTGTCATCGAACGTTATGCAATATTAGAAAAGGCAGCGGAAACATTAGGATTTGAAATCAAGCCTGAAGATTTTCCAGAAGAGATGATTGGCAAACATTATTTCTGGGCACAAAAGCAAATCAAAGTATCAGGTCTTGGTGCAATTGATTACAAACGTATCTATGACAACTCAGATATTAAACAAAGCATTCGTGGTCGTGCTACCTATAGAAACTTAGCAGACATCGTTAAGCCTGAGTTGGACGGAACCAAAGCTATTGTGTGTGCGACTATCATTGAGATTGATGAGAAGAAATTTACCAGCAAGAAAACTGGTGAACAAGAAGTTTTCTGTAAGCTCACACTCCAGCAAAACAATGATACAACAAACTTGATTATTTGGTCGAGTGAGTGGAAGAATGCAAGAGCACAAATTATCAATAATAAAAACAAAATCATCATTTGTATGGCTGGAGTACGCTACAGTGAGTTCTCTGGAAAGAACGAGCTTCAGCTAACACGTAATAATTTAATAGACGTATTATGAAACAAACGGTTATAGCAATTGTAGGTCCATCAGGAAGTGGAAAGACCACTCTCGCAGAACACTTAAAAGCGGTAGCGAATATTCCTACCATCGTTAGTTGGACTACAAGAGAGATGCGCAAGGGAGAAAAGAGTGGTCGAGAACACTGGTTTGCAAATTATACAGCAGTTCCCCCACATGAATTTATGATAGCTCATACTGTCTTTGGTGGAAATCACTACTGGGTGACTCATAAAGACATTGAAGACGCAGGACCTGTAGTTACATATGTGATTGACGAACGTGGATTGCTGATGCTACAAGAACACGCAGACAAATACAATGTCGTACCAATTCTCATCCAGCGAGACGAAGATAAATTGATTAAGTCGGTTGGCATTCACCGTGTAAAACGTGACCTTGAACGTACTCAACTTGACAATACAGCTTACAAATATATTATTACAAACAACAGCAAACTTACAGAGTTCTTAGAAAAAGGAATGGATGTAGTAGCACAAATCATACAAATTTATGACAACACCAACAACTGATAACACACCTATTGTAGCATTCACAATAGACTTTGAGACTGGAGGATTGAAATGTCAAACCTCAGCTTGTACCCAGATAGCAATTCACGCTACACGACTTGACACATTTGAAAAGATTGGTTCATACGTCAGCTATATCCAACCTTATGACCGCAAGGATATTAAAGGTGTTGGCAATACTAAAAAGGTATTGAAAAGTAAGTATGACATGGATGAAAAAACCCCTATGGATTACGAAGATAAGGCACTGGAGTATTCAGCTATTACAATGGATATGCTCTATGACCAAGGAAAGCCAATTGAAGTTGTAGGCAAGGAAGTATGTGAGTTTATTGCCAGCATGACACCGAAGTGTAGTAAAAACAAAAAGCCTTTCCTAATTGGACAAAACATTCCTTTTGATGAAGGATTTTTCTGCCAGCTTATGGAATACTCAGGCATGATAAATGAAGTAAAGAAACACCTTAGAGGTCATGAGGACTTTTACGGACACTGGCACCCACTCTACCTTGACACAATCACTATCGGACAACTTGCGCTATGCCACCAGCCTAATATGAACTCATACAAACTGGAGATTATGTGTGAGAGCTTGGGAGTTGAACTTGACGATGCTCACGATGCCGATGCCGACGTATCTGCTACAACCAATGTTGCAATGGTACTAACTAAACGTATGAGAAGTCTTGGTGGAGACGACGATGATAATACATTGGCGGTTTCTAAAGCAGAAAAAAGTAGAAAACATTGTATTACCTGA